CTGCTCACACGCACACAACAGATCCTCAAATTAGTGATCCTGGACACACCCACTTTACAGTATTATCAGGAACTGGTGTAACTATTACAGCAACCACTCCAATTGCCAAAGAAAAGACTTATGGTGATAATTCTAGTTATCTTTTAGCTGGTGCAGCAGGAACTCCTGATATTGGAATCACTAACTCCAAAACAACTGGTATCACCATTACTGATAAAGCAATTTCTTCTACAGGAGGAGGATTAGCTCACTCTAACTTCCAACCTGGTCTTGGTTGTTACTACATCATGTATATTCCTTAATAGTTTAAAATAATTATATAATGTCTTGTTGCAATCAACCTAACTACGCTCCTGTTGTAGATCCTTGTAATGTTCCATGTACACCAACAGATAATGTGTGCTATAGTGGCCCTAATCTGCCTTGTACAGGAATTCATGCATGTGATACAGTGACTGTGTCTTTACAAAAAATAGATGAAGAGGTTTGTGATTTGCAGAGTCAAATTACAGCTCTTCAAACACTGGTAAATAGTTTAACAACCACTACCACTACCACAAGCACTAGCTCTACAACTACCACTACAACAACAATTGCATGTCCTTCTTGTGAGTTCTACTCTGTAACAAATTCCACTGTTTCTAGTGTTGATATTACATATTATGCATGTGGTGGAGTGTTTGTACAAACATCTGTTGCTGGTCCTAGCACCATCTACATCTGTGCTTGCACAGGAACAGTAGTTGTGCCTCCAGTGCCTGGTGTTAGCCTTGCAAATGTTGGAGCATGTCCAACCACCACTACAACAACAACGTTAATCTAATAACTTGTGATTGTAATAATAACATTAACAACAGCTGGAACTGATACAGGCCCATTCAATCTCTACTCAGATGTTGATGGGTTTGTATCAGCTTTTGAAACAGGGGTGAGTAAGGCGTCTCTCCTAGCAGGATATTTAACATCCTCAGTTCCAAATGGAACCACTATTATAAGAGTGATGTCTGATAATGGGTTGTGTACCAATTACATAGATATTACAGTTGGAGGTGATTGTAGTACAACTACCACTACATCAAGTAGTACAACCACCACTACTACCACAGCTGCTCCTCTTGAGTGTTTGTGCTACCACATCTTGAATGAGACTGGCGGTCCTCTAAATTATACCTATGTGGAGTGTGGTAAGGTGGAACCTGAAACATATTCACTGGGAGCTGGGTTGAATACACAAGTGTGTTCACCATCCATTCCAACAGGATTTTCTCTAACCATATATCCATGTACATCAACCACCAATTGCACCAGCAGTGGTGAGTGTGAGGGTTGTTCTTAATGATATCAAAAAGCCCTGTTTGTTGGTTTTCAGGGTTTCTCCTGGGGGTTTCTACCCCTGGGAGTTTTTTATTTATAACTAACTTAGTTATCCACACTAACCAGAGTGGTTAAAATAATTTGGAAATTATTAAAAACTTTCGTACCTTTACGGTAATTTTAACTAAACTAAATCATAAATGCCTGAAAATCAATCCCTTCTGCACCAGCTGGAGCAAATGCTTCACTGGAAAAAGAGCAAGAAGTTCTATGCAGACAAACTACAAATCACTGAGGATGAGGTGGATGCATTGATTAGAGAACTAAGAAATGCAGAAGCTGTGGAAAATGAGGCAGAGGTTGGAAACTATATCGGAGAGCTAGAGGATACAATTGTTAGGTTTATTGAGGATGTGCAGAAAGGGACAGGTGAGATAGTGGTAAACACTAAAGAAGAGATTAAGAGTTTAGAGGATTTAATTGAAAAGTGTAAGATTGATACAGACAAGTGGGAGATAACTAAATACGTCCAAAACTACTGGGGGAATATTGAACACCCTTATTACCAGGTGAAGGCCTGGTTGGGTAAGAAGAAGAATGAACAAGTTTTCCAAGACTCGTTCATTTCGTTTTTAAAGACTTACCAACCAGTATCTCCCGAAATAATGGCTCCTAAGTTTGAGTCATCTAAAGCAGAGGCTTGTTTGGTAATCAATAAACAAGACTCCCATCTGAACAAGTTAGATATAGAAGGGAACAACGATATTGAGGAAAGATTTGCCACCTACATTCAGAAGGTAGAAACAATCCTTAATCAAGCTGCTCTTTCTAACAATGTTACAGATATTAAATACATAATTGGGTCTGACGAATTCAATAGTGAGTTCACCAATACAACTACAAAGGGTACACCCCAACAGAACATCCTTTCCTATCACACTGCTTTCCAAGCAATATGTGACCATGAAGTGAGTGTGATAAATCTTCTGCTTCAGAAGGGTGGGGATGTAGATGTGATATTTGTAGCTGGTAACCACGATGAGTTTGTAGGATGGCACTTAGCTAGCTGGTTAGAAACCTACTTTAGAAATGAAGATCGTGTCTTCTTTGATATATCTCCAAGATATAGAAAGTATGTTAGCTACGGAAACTCAGCCATGATGTTCAATCATGGGGATGCTTTGAAACCTGCCAAACTAGCTGGTCTGTTTCCTATGGAGTATAAAGAAGCATGGTCTGACCATGATAACTTCTACATCTTCACAGGAGACAAACACCACGAGGTGAGCTTGGATTTTAACGGTATTAAGTTCTTCCAGCTTCCTGCTTTCTCTACAGCCAAAAGTGGTTGGGATGATAAGAATGGCTACACAATAGCTAAAGGTGAAGTGACTGGATTCCTCATAGACTTTGATTATGGAATAACAAACATATTCAAACAGTATTTATAATGTCAACTTTTAGGAAATTAGTTTCAGATGTGCGCTCCATGCACAAGTTGCTGTCTACAGACAACTTGATCACGGATAGGGCTGTCATGTCTGAGATTAAGAACAATGCCTTCCTCCTTATCAAACGTGAGACTAATCTGAGGAAGCTTTGGGCCACTGATACAGTGTTCACCACCATTCCCTGTCTGGAGATGGTGGAGGTTCCTATTTCTGAATGTTGTGAATATTCTGATCCTTGTTCCGTAGCTAGAACTAAATTCAAGCTTCCTCGCATCACAGAGGGTAACTATCAGTATGTTATTCAGGGTGTCTACTCAATCAATGCAATGAGCGGGCAAGGAAAGAAACTAAAGGAAATAACCATCAATAGATATATTAACTTGCTTAAGCTTCCTATCATCAAGAAGGAAGAATACTACTGGATTACTAATGGGTACCTTTATGTGAACAACCCCCTTCTGAAAGCCATCAGACTTGTTGCTTTGTTCGAGGAGGATGTTCCAAATTCCATTATGTTCCCAGAATGTGGCTGTGGCACACCAGAATATACAACAGAAGAACTTTGCAAGAACCCTCTTGATAAAGAGTCTCCTGTTCCTGGTTACCTAGAAAAGCAAGTGTTAGAGCTAACTTCTCAGAAGTTACTGTCCACCTACTTCAAATTGAAGACAGATATTACAAGTGATGGAGTTGATGGTCAAGCACCTAATGTTCCAAACACTAGATAATAATGCGAGTTAAAATAGACTGGAGAAGCGCCAGCAAAGATAACTACAATCACTTCTGCAAAAAGAACCCATCTATCAAACTTACGTTTGACGAATGGCGAAACATTGTCTACACCTATAACGAGGCTTTCAAAGAATACATCCTTGAGACAGGAGAAAGAGCAAGACTTCCATATGGGTTTGGTGAGTTCTCTATTAACAAAAAGAAGCGTAGAAAGATGAAGGGGGTGGATGGTAAAGAGTTTGTTAATCTACCTATAGACTGGAAGAAGACAAAAGAGAAGGGTAAGCGTATCTACAATTTCAACTTTCATACAGAAGGTTATTTCTTTGGTTGGATGTGGTTTAAGAAAACAGCAAGATTTAGACATTCACAACTGTGGTATTTTAAACCCTCCAGAACCACATCAAGGTTGTTATCTCACTATTTAATGACGGATGATAGATATCAGCACGTCTATAACGAATGGAAAAAGTAAACTAGATGTCATACTATTACAAATATAACTTCATCTCTCCTGATGTTGTCTATTCCACTGTAAAGGAAGAGTTTAAAAGCTACTTCGATACAGGGGCTATTGATGACCTTATTTTCCCCACCTATCTAGACAAGTGTCTCAGAAAGTTGGGTAGAGCAACGTATGTTATTCAGGAGGAGGTGTTGAACATCTGTGACTACGAAGCTAGGCTCCCAGATAACTTTTATGCTGTTCGTGAAGCATGGCTTTGTACAGCTGTAAATGGTTTTCCCTATCAACAGGCTAACTCATTCTATTCACAGGCTGCAACAGCCACAACTATACAGGTGAGTCCCATCACTACAGACTGTCCCATTCCTAGCCCTTGTTGCGGTAATGTGGGATGTGATGGATCTTGTATGCCTGAGATTATTCAGACAGTGTACAAAACAAACAACCAAGCCCCTGTACTATATCGTAGGGAATATCTACTCAAGCCTGGTAATATCTCCGCACAAAAGAATTGTGGTGTGGAATATACCAATAACTGGGAGTTCTATTCAGAAGCTCCCCCTCTTCGTGAGTTCACTCCTGGTTCTGCTGGGTATGACTCATTTGACATTAGAGATAATAAGTTTGTTACCAACTTCCGTAATGGTGTTGTACACCTGATTTTCTATGCTACAGAATACGATGCTGCTGGTAATCAATTGATTCCCAACAACTTCCGTATCAGGGAGTACATTGAGGCTTTCATCAAGTTTAAAATGATGGAAACTCTCACCAATCAGACTAATGATGAAACCTTTAATCAGCTCCAACAGAAGCTTGCATATTACAAACAGCAGGCTGAGGAAGCCTTCATCATGGCTGATATCGAGATTAAGAAGCAAGATCCTTGGGCTAAGCAACGTAGGATTAAGAATGACCTGAACAGATTTAACATGTACGAACTACCCAATCGCACTAATAGGTATGGTTGGAGACGCAATAACTAATACTAATGGCTGAGCAAGAACAAGGCAATATTAGACAGGAGTATAATAACGCTACCACTGGCTTAAACCTCGATCAGACCCTCAACCAGATTCCTAAGGGTAAGCTAACGTATGCGCTGAATGCTGCTGTAGAAAACTTTGATGCTAATTCTGTAAACTATCAGAATGAGCCAGGGAACGAACTTTGTGTTACGTTCCCTTCTGGCTTTGTGCTTATAGGTACTCATTTCATCCAAGAGAGAAGTAAACATGTATTCTTCATCACCAATCCAGAAACAGGTGCTTCTGAGATTGGCTACATGGATAATAACGACTGTATCTATCGCACCTATGTAAGTGCCCCTTGTCTCAATTTCAACATTAATCATCCCATCCATAAGGCTGTCCACAGAATTACAGAGTGCACAACAGAGGTGTACTGGACAGATGGAATCAATCCTCGTAGATATATTGATCTCAACCCAGAAAACCTACCCTATGTTCTCATAGGAGGTACACCTGCGTGCGACCCTGTGTACAGCAATGAGATAGATTGCAACGGGTTAAATGTCCAGCCTGATTTTGTTATTCCTCAGCTAGATGTCACTAGAATAACCACAGGGGGTGACCTTCAAGCAGGTACATATCAGTTTGCTATTCAGTATTCCGATCCTGCTGGAAACCCTTTCACTTCCTACTACTCTGTTACCAATCCCACTCCTATTGCTGATCCCAGTATCACCACTGTTAATTTTAATTATCAGGTGGGTAGATCTATTGAGCTCACTGTCAGCAACTTAGATAATACAGGACTGTACGATTATTTTAATGTAGCAGTTATCAGAACTGTAAATGCTATCACCTCTGTTGAGTTAGTAGGCACCTATTTTATTGATGGTCCTAGTCAGGTGATTACTTACACAGGTCAGAACAAAACCAATGTTCGTCTGACAATTAATGACATACTTGAGAAGTTTCCATATTACGAGATTGCTCAAGATATAACAGCGGTACGTGATATTCTGGTGTGGGACCAACTCACTTCTGTAGAAAGAATTAATTACCAGAAGATAGCTAACGGTATCGCTCTGCAGTGGGAAACCTATCGTATTCCTAATACAGAAACCTATGCTGATGCATTCAATGCCACCAACCTTAGAGGATATCTAAGGGATGAGGTGTATGCTTTTGAGATAGTGTTCTTGCTCACTAACGGTAAGCAAACTGATGGATTCCATATTCCTGGTAGACTTGCAAACATTCTAGACCTATCTCCTGTTCCTCAAACAAACGATGACTTTATAGGTGACCCAGAAGATCCTATTTCTGGAACCAGTCCTTATTGGAAGATATATAACACAGCTGTAGTGACAGGGTTCTCTCCTGGCTATTCTCCAGCAACAGAGTACAAAGGACCTTACCAATTTGGTGAGTTTAGCTATTGGCAGTCTACAGAAGAATATCCCTGTAATGATGAATTATGGGGAGACCTTGCTGGGCAACCTATTAGACATCACAAGTTTCCAGATGTCCTGGTGAGTCCCATATTTGAGTCTGCAATCTTCGCAGGCCAAAACTCTATGGCTATCCAAAAGGACGCTATATTCCCACTAGGTGTTAAAATAGATGTACAACAGGTACAATCTCTCATCAACTCTTCCAATCTTACAACTGAACAAAAGAGTCAGATTGCTGGATTCAAGATTATCCGTGGTGACAGAAGCACCAATAAGTCCATCGTAGCTAAGGGTATACTTAGAAACGTGGGTAAGTATGAGCGTGAGGGTCAAGAGTATTACTTCCCCAACTATCCTTACAACGATCTTAGACAAGACCCATTCTTGTTAGAGAAAAGCAATGCGTTCACTATTCCTCTTGCTTCTAGAAGTACATCCTCTGTATGTAGACAGTTCACTATATATGCAACACAGCCTGGCACTATAAAGTATATTGACTGTTATTCGGGAGAAGCTGTTGAAAAAACAATTGGTGCTAGTGGTGACTTTCCTCTAAACACATCATTTAATCTGTGTGCACTAAACTTCCCATCTCCTATATTTGGTGGAGGAGCAGCTGGGTCAATTATATCTAACACATACAGTTGGTATAAAATTACAGTGGCACCTGGTGATCTTGCTACATTTAACTACTATCCACCTGTTTCTGCAGGTTCACTTTGTGGAATAGATGCACTTATAGGATCTATATTACTTCCTCCTGTAGGATATGCTAACTGGGCAGAATATTGTGCTCAGAATCCTACAAACGGGTGTTGTAACACTCCTCAAGCAGCCCTAGAGCAAACCACCTTTACAGTGGATGGGTCTACATTTGGTGGTGTTAGAACTATACCCTCTCTTAGTCCTCCCACTTATGAAAGTGGTGATGGTGGTTATAGTATTGAATTAGTAGACGAAATTGGATATGATCTGTGTGCCCCAGCTCAACTAAATGCGTTTGATGAGGAGGGTGCAAAGTACAGACATGTATTTAACTCCCCTGAAACATCCTTTGGGCAA